TGTTTACACAAAATATATAGGAGAATAAAGTGGCTGTATCTTTTTTCGTAGCTGGTCTCTCAACTGCTGCTGGGGTAGCCACTGGCACCATTGCGTTCACATTCAGTGCGATTGCAACATCTTTCCTAGCTCGTGCAGCTATTGGCATTGCCCTTAATGCCCTTGCACCTAAACCTAAAACCCAAGGCGCTAACCGTGGCTATCAGGTCACTACAAGAGGGTCTGCACTAGACCACCAGATCATCTACGGGCGTATGCGGACAGGTGGTGTCATTGTCTTTGATGAGACTACGGGTAATAACAATAAGTTCCTGCACAGGGTCATTGCCTTTGCGGGGCATGAAGTAGAGTCCTTTGATGAGATTTATATTGATGATGAAGTCATCACGCTAGGAGGTGTTGATTATACTATCAGCCTTACTAAAGAGGTGGTTGTTGGCGGTACAGAGGGTGAGACAACAGAGGAAACTGAAACTGTTACTCTTTTAGGTGTGACCCCCTCCAATGCAACTGCCAATGAAGGAGATTCACTCACAGCTTCAGAGTATCAAGCACTAGAGGATGCTGCTAAAAACAATGCTGGTGGCCCTTTTACAAATCCTTTTGAGCCTTTTATATCTGCCACGGTCCTGACCAAAGAGCAGAACACCTCTAATGAAATTGCTGGGAGTAAGTACAAAGGTAAGGTCCGTATCAATACTCACTTAGGTTCTCCTAATCAACAAGCTGATAGTGACCTTGTGAATGAGTCTGATGGCAAGTGGACTAACGACCACAGACTTCGTGGTATTGCTTACCTGTATGTTAAACTTGAGTTTGACCGGGACGTATTCCCTAATGGTGTACCTGACATCACAGCTACAGTCAAGGGTAAAAAGGTGTATGACCCAAGGACCAACACTACAGCTTGGTCTGACAACCCTGCTCTGTGCTTGAGGGACTATATCACTGAGGGTTATGGTCTTAATGAAGAAACTACAAACATTGATGATACCCTTGTGGCTTCTGCTGCTGATGTCTGTGATGAGACCAACACTTTAGATGGTAGCACTAGGTACACCTGCAATGGGGCTTTTGTTACTCAGGTTGCTCCTGTAGACATTCTAAATGACATCCTTACTTCTATGGGTGGGTTGTTGTGGTATGCCCAAGGTCAGTGGCGTATGAAACCTGCTTACTATGTGGCACCCACTGTTAGTTTCACTGAGGATGACCTTCGCAGTAGTATTTCTGTCAAGACACGTCACTCTCGCAGGGATAACTTCAATACCGTCAAAGGAACCTTCCGTGGTGAAGAATCCAACTGGCAGGTCACTGACTACCCTGAAGTTTCCAATGAAGCGTTCCTACTGGCTGATAAGAACCAAGAGAGTGTCCTAGACCTTGAGCTGCCCTTTACGGACAATGCTGCTGAGGCTCGTAGGATTGCTAGGATTGCTCTTGAGCGTAATCGTCAGCAGCTTACTGTAAGTGCTTCCTTTGGGCTTAAAGCCTTTCAGGTACAGACTGGCGACATCATTAACCTGACTGTTGATCGTTTTGGTTGGGAATCCAAAGAGTTTGAAGTTACTAGCTGGACCTTTGGGCTTGTCGATGAGTATGATCTTCAAGTTCAAATGACTCTCCGTGAGATCAGTGAGAGTGTGTTTGATGAGTTTGATGATGGGGTTGTCTATGAGCGTGATAACACTACACTACCTAATCCCTTTATCAACGTAGCCCCAGAGAACCTGACTGTTTCTGATGGTGGGTTTACTACAGAAGATGGTACTTATGTCAACAGCTTTATTGTAGACTGGGATGCCCCCGATGATGCTTTTGTAGATTACTATGTTCTTGAGTGGCGAGTGCAGGGGGATTCTAAACTAAAAAGTGTGAACCTTGACACAACTGAGTACCAGATTGCACCTATCCTTGAGAACACTACCTATGAGATCAGGGTCAAGGCGGTTAATCTCCTTGGTGTATCTGGGCCTTATGCCTCTACTACAACACAAGTTGGTGGGGACACTACTGCACCCGGACCTGTAACGGACTTAGCGGCTGTTGGCGCTTTCAAGACTATTACTGTTAGCTACCTCCCTCCGACAGATGCTGATTGGTCTCTCGTAAATATCTATGAGAGTTCTGATAGTAACTTCGGAAATTCCTCTCTTATTGGTAGCAGTACTACAAACAACTTCTACCGTTTGAACCTACCTAACGACACTACCTTGTATTATTGGGCGGAGACTGTTGACTATAGTGGTAATGTAGGGGCCGTGACTGGGCCTGTGTCAGCTACCACACAGTTGATCGAAGAAAATGACTTTGACCAATCACTGCAAGACACGCTTGAGCAGGCTGGCGTTCAGGCGGTCAACACTCTACCCGCGTCTGGCGATTTTGACAATCAGATTGTTTTGCTTTTGTCTGACTTCAAGCTGTATCGTTGGGATGCTTCGGCGGGGGAGTGGTCTGACGAACTTTACGCTGGTATTGAGGACGGTTCTATTACAGAGACAAAGATTAGTAATAACGCAATAAGCACACCCAAGCTGCAAACAAACGCTATCACGGCGAACGAAATTTCTGCTGGGGCTATCACTACAAACAAGGTTGCCTCCAACGCTGTTGTCGCGTCCAAGATTGCTTCTGGCGCTGTAACTGCCGACAAGATAAGCGTAAACGAACTGAGCGCGGTCGCGGCCAGCATCGGCACGTTCCAGAGCGCGCTGTCTGGTGAGCGAGTCCGTATTGCTGACGATGTGATCGAGGTCTACGACTCCAACAACCAGATTAGGGTTAAGATAGGAAACTTGGCGTAATGTCTTATGGTATAGCGATAAACACTATATTTGGCTTCGCTGAAGTCACAAATCAAAAAGTACCTAAGATTGCTGGTAAGGTGTCAATCGACAATTCTACATCAGGGCCATCTGGGAGTTTTACGGCACCGGGTGGTGTCACGTCTTCCACAGGGTTCGCTTTTACTCTAAACTCATCCGTTCTTATTGCAATGTCAGGCACAACCGTAAATTGGGAGTTTGCAAGCGGAACAGATCAAAATGGTCAACCGTTTACGTTTTATGACCCAAATGATGCTGATTGGACTATTATCATAGTGAGGTATGAATGACATACGGCGCGAGAATATATAATAGTTCTGGAGATGTTATCATTGATGACAATGAACCCGCAGTTGTATTAAGCCAAGAATTTACTTTGACAGGAACACCTACAGAAAACAATTTATTTTCCTACGGATTTGCAGACATGCCGGAGCTTCAAACACTTGCACTTTTTGCAAATATCCCAGTTGGTGCATTTTTTGGGGGTTCTAGTTTTGGGTATGTATCTACTGAACCCAGTTTAACTTTTCTTAATCTGAGGCCTGTTAATGAACTACCCGACCCCACTACGGGTTATGATGTAGTGTTTTACAACACATCCGGGGAAAAGACATGGATGGCAAGTGCATCAGTTTCAGTTCTTAATTCCTTTACCACAGTGTCAGTAAATGGTAGCTTTCCCTCCGATGCAGATTATGTATCGCTTTTAACAAGACTCCCTTACTTTGCGGTAGTAGGGCAAGGTGTAGGTGAAATCTTTTCAATAGGTATTGTAAGAACGTCGCCCTCTTTATATTCTTGGGGCAGGAGAAGTTTAGGTCGTGGACCAGCTATAAATGTTGGGCCATTCCCTGTAAGCTGTATGTTCGCGAAAAGTAATTAACCACCCATATCTTACCCAAACCCCGGAGGCTTAAATGACTTATAGACTCTCACAAAGAAGCAAGAACAACCTTTCAGGTGTTCACCCTGACTTGGTTGCTGTAGTTAAACGTGCTATTGAGACCACTGAACAGGATTTCTTCGTAGGGGAGGGAATCCGTAATATAGAACGACAGAAACGCCTAGTGGCCTCTGGGGCATCACAAACGATGAACTCTAGGCATATCACAGGCCATGCTGTAGACCTACACCCTTACCCATACAAAGGGGACCATGATGTAGATGGAGTTCCTAACAGTGATGATTGGGATGCTTATGAACCCATTGTACTAGCTATGCGCCAAGCTGCTGAAGAACTAAGGGTAGAACTCACACATGGATGGGACTGGGGTTGGGACGCACCTCACCACCAGCTTACTTGGGAGGACTACCCAGCATGAGCGACAACCAATGGCACCTAAGTAAGAGTGTTCCAGTAACCTTTATCCTAGCGATCATTGCACAGACTATCGCTCTTATCTGGTTTGTTGCTACCCTTCGTAGTGACGTAGACATGAACCAACAGCAGATTCTACGGCACGAGGTTCGTATTGAAACTGTAGAGGACA